CGCCCATTCCGAAGCCGCTGCCAAGGATTACAACCTTGCCATATGCACGCTCATCGGAGTCAATCTGCTCAATCGGCTTGTTGAGCAACCACGACATAAACTCTTTGTACAAATCGTGGCCGTTCTTGTAAGCGTCGATCATGGGCTGACAGCCTGCGAGGGCCGCGAGCACACGTGATTCGATCTGGGCAAGATCGCCTACGACCAATTTGTGGCCGGGTGCTGCACAGAAAGAAGTCCTGATGACAGAAGCAATCGCCGTCATGACATCTATGCCGGGGAACATTCCGGACACAAGTGTCTCTGCGCGAATTGCATCAATGATCGCGGCTGCAACTTTCGACGCGGCCTTGTCTGGTTTGTAAAGATTCTGTAGCTGTACACCACGCCCGGACCATCTTCCGGTGTGAGCACCATGGTAGACGAACTGGTCCTTCAGTCTGCCATCGTTGCTAATGCGATCCAAAATGCTCTGAAACTTTTTGTACGCGGAGCCGCCCAACTTCTGTTTCAACTCCAATATTTCCCGCACCTCTGCCGTAAGGAAGTTCAGCTTTAGGGCTTCTTCGATGTGCTCAACATCTAATGACGTGAACGGATACTTGCGAGGAGCCAGCCACGCTTTCAATTGGTCACCGCTGTTCGGATTCTCACAGCCCGTGATTGTTTTCATTTGTGAGAGCAATTGGTCAGACTCGTCCTTTGCGAGTTTCTGGCCTTTGTTTACGAAGTCCAAGTCCACATACACGCCTGTACTATTCATGCGCTGATCTAATTGCCACGCATCATACTCTCCCGGTGTCATAGGAGAGTTGATGGCGACCGCTGCGAAGTGAACCTCTCGCTCAGCAATCACGTCCTGAATACAATACCCGCAGAAGGCTTCCCACTGCTCGGGATTCGAATCCCAGTCCTTGAAATAAAAAGGGCTAGCACCATTCGCAAGCATTTTCTTTGTAGACTTTTTTGGAACGGAGAATAGTTTCACACCTTCTTCGGGAGGCATCTTAATCTTCTTGTCCGTAATGGATAAAGCATCGCCCGCACGAGACAGCTTGATCGGCAAGGACATATACGCGCAGAGGACAGAAGGATCGTACCATTCCTTTTGCTCGGTCGGAATATCCAGCACGAATTCAAATATGTCTTTTTCGAAGTTGTAGTTCCACGCGCATTTGAGAATCGTCTTGTCCAGCATCATCGCACGCAGTTCCGCAGGCATGGGTCCGAGACGTGGTTGCCAGAGATGAGGCATCTCCATATCTACGGCCCACGCGAGCATCAGCACTGTGGTAGACGGGTCTTTCGCGTACCTGTCTAATCCACTGTGTTTGATGTTGCATAGACTGCGGGTTTCAAAATCGAGCCAGAGTCGCTTCATTCAGTGCCATTCTCCAGTTTCGGAATCCGCCAATACCACGGTCCGGGTACTACTGGGTGCGTCTTTTCCACTCCTAGCTTTATCGCGGCGGTATCCATCGTATCGGATTTGAAGTCCGCGTATTCCGCAGCGGTCTTTATCTCAAGAACGCCATGGGGCTCTCCATCTGCGAGATGTTCTTTCAACCAGTTCATTGCCAGTTGCCACGCATAAGGCTTATCATCTTTTGATTTGAACTTGATTGCCGAATCGACTGATGAATGTGTCTTTGCGCCCCAAGTAATTCTACCTTCCGAAGAGTATTGACCGTTAACAAAAACTTCAAAAGGTGTAATCTGATATTCCAGCCCGCCCGTATTCGGAGCGATGTTCGCTTTGAGAGGCAACATCTTCATCTTGCCGTCTTCTTTATCTTCCCCAAATGTCCATGCTACACGAACAGAACCGACCATGCCCATCGCACCACCGACGCGTTGTATACTTTCCGCATTCGTGCTTTTGTTGAAATGCGTCACGAGAATGATTGCGATGCCATACTTCTCCGCGAGTTTAGCAAGTGGCGAAAGTCCCGCACGAACTTCTTGTTCTGAGTTCGCCTTCAGCCCGCCCATATGATTCATGATCGGGTCTATGATTACGACTTTTACATCAGGATTCGATTCCAATAGTTCCCGCAAAGCAGGGATGTCTGTCTGGAGTGAAAAGTCTTTATCACCTGTGCCTGTTGTGACATCGGATACGATCATGACTTTATCCATGTCCGCGCCCGCTGCCATGAGACGTGGAACGAGCGTGTCTGCCGCCGCATCTTCTGACGACACGATGATTACTTCGGATGGAGCGTTTATATTCGTACAGTCATGCCAGCCTGTTCCTTTCGTCGCGCACGCAGCGATGTACATTGTCGCCATGCCCTTGCCTACGCCGGGATGACCTGCGAACAGAGTCAGCTTGCCGAACGGAATTCGATTAGGCCATAACCAACTCAAAATTTCCGGTGCGATGCTACTGGCCCTTTTCACATTTATCTTCGTAGAAGGCTTTGCATCTGGTGCTGCCGCAGTCGCGACGTTCGTCTGCCAGAAAAATTTCTTTCCCGAAATAGATTCTAGCTGGTTCTTAAATTCCTGCCAGTGATTGTCTACGCAAGAATTGTGGAAGCACTTGAACCCGTATCCACCGTCGTCGTTTACGAAGACTGCCACTTCTCCCAGATTATGATCGGCGTTGAACGGACAGGGAATGATCTGCCATTTGTATCCGTTCTTTTCGCGAGCCATGACCTTGTGAGCGATGTCATACCATTCGAGAAATTCTTCCATCTTCTCGGGTCCATCTGTCGTAGCATATTTCTCAGCCGCTTTCGCCTTAATGACAATGGATGATTTCTTCGCGACGGCCTGCGTCGGCTTCAACGCGGCCAACTGCATAATTGTTACAACCTCTTGTCCCCCCACCATTCGGACACGAGAAAATCTATGCGGACGTTCTACGGTCGCTGCGCCCTTCATCGTAAGCGAACCGTATGCCTTCGTGATACGTGATGGGTTAGAGACTACAACATCCACACTCACCCGATCCGAATTAAACTTCTCTGCGAGATGTTCGAGCGCCTTATGAACTGTCTCTGTCAATTCTTTCGTCGAGGGCATGCCGCCGAGATTATACAAGAGATGGTATCCATTGCCGCTATCAGCAGAGACAGGCGCAGGCCAACCCTTCTCCTGAAGATAGGCTTTTAGTTTCTGGGCGGTTTCAAGAGACGCGGCTTTTTCCTCGTCCGTAGTAGAAACCTTTTGGTCCGACAAAGGTTTGCCTGTAGAGTCTACACGTGTAGGGTCACAGTCGATCAGCAACCAATTGCGGACCATGACTTCATCGTCCTTACAACCGTGTACGCCCGCGATAGCTGTGTCTTTCAACTGGGCATTGTCATATAATTCAGGTGGAGGCGCGTTGAGTGTATAGTATACAGCGGGAACCTTGCCAGAGTATTCCTCAATTGCCTGTATCAACTTCTCCCGGTCGCGGAAGAATCCAATGATCGTGCCAACCGATGATTTTGGGATACGGAGTTCAATCAGTGATCCCTCCGGAAAGAGGGCTTCTACACCTTTCCGAATTTCTTCTGTGATAGTCATTTTTTCCTTTCCAAGAAGGGGTTCCGGTTTTTCTACAGATAATAAATAATAAAAGATACCCCGTCATACCCGTCTTGCGGCCAATTGGCACTTATTGAGTTGCAAGGCGGGATGAAGGGGTTCTTTTTTGTGTGGACCCCTCTTGGTTAGAACTGCTCGACGGGTTGTGGCTTTGGAGCGGTCAAAGGCGCGACGGTGTCGATGACCAGATTGGCAAAAGTCTTGCCTTCGGACTGCCCGGTTCCCTTGTTATGGGCGATGGAAGCGCGGAACTTCAAACCGACCAATTCGTCTACGTCAAACTTTCCCTGAACGTTCAGCTTCAAACGACGGGCGAACTTGCCGAGGGTTGCCTTGACGCCGATGCTGGGCGACACATTGAGATACACGTACAGGTCTTCACCCTCGCTCGACTTCTCATCGAGCACCTTGATCTTGATGCCAAACTTGTTCTTGATGCCGTAGGACGTTTCGATTTTCTTCATTTCACCGATTTCGACGACTTCTAACCGATGTTGGTCTTCGCTAGGCAGTTCGTACACCTTCTCTTCGATAATCATTTTGGTTTTGTCTCCGGTGGGATCGCGCATTGTTCTGTTCACCCATTACGATCATAACAGATTACGTTGGTAATGTCAAAGGAATTCTAAATTGAATCATGTGCGAGCGAGTTCCTTCACGTGCCCTTGAGGTCTCCATTGCCAATCTACCATGCCCTCAAGAGCCTGTCAAGTCATGTTTTTTCGCAATTAAACTTGACAACGCCCGGTCGAGGGTGTAATGTAGTAATTGGATTGGATGTCGGTATCGGTTGCCGACGCGAGACTGTGGCTCTCGTGGCTTAGCCTTTGTGGGTTCGACTCCCACCCTTTCCTCCATTTCTTTGAAAGGGGTTCATGGCTAAGAAAGACCGTAAGCGTATGATTGCAGGGAAGTTATATGACCCGCAAAGTGCTGAATATTGGAATCGTATACTCTCAACAGAGGATTTGTCCGTAGAAGCGGGGCGCGATCCGAGGCTCATTCCTATCGGAAATTCGAACGATTTAGAGACCCTTGAGCGTACCCGTTCTACGAATGGACGAAAAATGCCACACAAACAGGCGGAATAGTAAAAAGAATTTTCTCTTTAGAATCAGAGAGTTGCGACCGAGAATCTCAGTATGAGACGTTTTTGACGCCAAATTATTAAGAAGAGTGAGAGATACAAGAAAAGTTTGGTTCGCCGTTACCATTGTCGCCCATAAGCTAACCAAGGGGCACACGTGGTCTCGTACCACCCTAAAACGGCACACTTCGCTCGGAGTAATTCGAGCCACGCTCTGGACCCGGAGTAATGGGCAAATATTGCGGGAGCCATTAGTAAGTCTCCCTGACCGCGCAGAGGCGCGGCTTTGAAAAACGGCGCAGACCTCCTCCTAGGCCACAAGCCTACTGCGCCGACATCGGCACCCAGTGCCAAAACGATGCCCACTCCGGTGCCAGCCGTTGAGTGGGCATTCTTCATTTCGGAGGAATATGAAAATCCTACTCGCGATATTTTCGTGTCATTCATATCAGTACACTACTACCGAATTCCGAGACTGGTTTATCCGCACTCCGGTAGACCGGGAATCTGGAATAAGAGATTCTTGGTTGAAGGATGTCACAGGCGATTACAAAATTTTCAAAGGTCGCGGTAATGAAGCGTTGAGAAAAAGTGATACAGTTTTTCTCAATGCTCCTGACGACTACCATCACAGCGCGGAAAAAATTCGGGCGCTGATTCGCTATGCTCTCGACAACGGATACGATTATGTTTGTAAGGTCGATGACGACGTGTACGTGTACTATGACCGTCTCATGGCGAATGTGCCGACCGCAGATTACACAGGCAGCGATAGAGGAGAGCCTTTAGATGGATTGAAGGCATATTTTTGTCCGGGCTTTACTTATTGGTTGAGCAAGCGGGCAATGCAGATACTGGATAAAAGTCCAGCAGGAACTTGGGCAGAGGATCGCTGGATTGGCGAAGCATTAAAGAAACAACAGATTCGTTGTGCTTTTGATAACAGATATCACCTTGTCAAACCGACAAGAACGAACCCCTATATTAGCGATGGAGAGTTGGAGACAGAAAACAACTACCTGACTATCCATGCGCTAAGTCCTGACCAAATGAGATTACATCACGCGAGGAGCCATGCCGCATCCTAAGTGTTTCCCATCTAGCTCAATCGGTTTCAATGTAGATTGCAGCCACAATTTTCTGGATCGACCAGAATCTGTTTCGATAACGTGGGATGACGGTTTCAATTTCTCTGACGACTCTTGGTTCAAGGTTCATCACCAATGCGAGCCGCCCGCCGTACTCGATGTCATAAACGTTTTGATTCGTAATCACAAGTTTTATGATTTGATTCTGGCGTTCGACGAGAGGGTGTTAGCACAGTGTCCAAACGCACGATATCTTACCGAGTCAGCATGCAGTTGGATCGGCAAGAAGAGTGGGGATGTCTCCGCACACTTCTCTCCTGAATTTTTCCCTTCAGTAGCTAATTATTCTCCTTGTGACATATCCGCGAAAAAATTCGCAGTATCCTTTTTGACCAGTTCGAAAGGATGGTTGCCGGGTCACAAACTACGCCAAGAAATTTTCGATTGGCTACCCGCGACTGTATCGCCGGACGAATCCACGGAACTTCTACACGTACAGAAACACCGATCACCTCCTCGCATTGACGATAAGCGAGTGACTCTCGAACCTGTACAATTCAGCATCGCGGTAGAGAATTGCCAGTACGCCGGATATTACACTGAGAAAATAGTAGACTGTTTCATAGCCAAAACGTTTCCTATCTATTGCGGTTGTCCGGACCTCACCAAGTTTGGTTTTAACCCCGAAGGTTTTCTCACTTTTGAAAATCTGGAACAGTTAAAGACTCGATTGAGACAGATCAACCCCCGGTTGTACACAGAACGGTTATCTGCCATTGAAGAGAATTACAACATCGCACTGAAGAGTGTGCACCAATGGGATTTGATCGAGAACTACATTACTGAGGGAATTCATAACAAGAAAAAGTGAGGAGATATGCCGACAGCTTTGGTCACGGGAATTACGGGACAGGATGGCTCCTATCTTTCTGAACTACTCTTGTCCAAAGGTTACGAAGTGCATGGAATTATTCGGCGTTCTAGTTCTTTCAACACGGCCCGTATTGACCACATCTTCGGAGACTTGCACCTTCATTATGGTGATCTTACCGACGCCACATCGCTCGGTTCTCTGCTCAGCAGCATAAAGCCTCAGGAGATTTATAATCTGGGTGCACAGTCACATGTACGGGTATCTTTCGATTGTCCAGAGTACACGGTAGACGTGGACGCAATGGGCACACTCCGAATGATAGAGGCAGTGCGAGCACATTGCCCGGATGCGAAGTTTTATCAGGCGAGTTCGAGTGAACTGTATGGAAAAGTTTTAGAAACACCCCAGACTGAAAACACGCCTTTCTATCCGCGCAGCCCTTACGGGATCGCGAAACTATTCGGTTATTGGTATACGGTGAACGCCCGCGAACAAGGGCTGTACGCGTGTAATGGAATTCTGTTTAATCACGAGTCTCCCCGACGCGGCGAAACCTTCGTGACCCGCAAGATCGTGAAAGCGGCAGTAAACATCAGTCGCGGCCTCCAAAAAACTCTCGCTCTAGGAAACCTCGACGCGAAACGTGATTGGGGTTACGCGAAAGAATATGTTGAAGCAATGTGGTTGATGCTACAACAGACGCACCCGGATGACTTTGTTATCGCAACAGGCGAGACGCATACAATTCGAGAGTTGCTCGATGTCGCATTCGATCACGTGGGCCTTGATTGGGGGCAGTACGTCACGGTGGACCCGAGATACTACCGGGCTACCGAAGTAGACATCCTACAAGGAGACGCATCGAAAGCCAAGGCGATTTTAGGATGGGAACCGAAGACGAAGTTCTCTGATCTGATACATCTCATGGTGGAGGCGGAACTTGGAACTACTCAATAAGAAAATTGTAGTGACTGGTGGCGCGGGATTTCTTGGAAGACATATCGTAAATAAACTCACGGACTTGGGTGCGGATGTATCTGTTATCCGGTCTCGCAGCTTTGATCTTCGCCGCAGAGAAGACGTGCGTCACGTATACGAAATCTTCGAACCAGAAGTTGTGATACATCTTGCAGCGGTCTGTGGTGGTATCGGCGCAAACCAGAAAGAACCGGGCCGATTCATATACGAGAATCTTGTCATGGGCGCTGAGATGATCGACGCGGCCAAAGATTTTAAGGTCCAAAAGTTTGTTCAAGTAGGAACGGTGTGTTCATATCCGAAGTATTGTCCAGTTCCTTTTAAAGAGACGGATATCTGGAATGGTTATCCTGAGGAGACGAACGCTCCTTACGGCATCGCGAAGAAGACCTTGATGGAAATGTGTCGCGCTTATCGTGCACAGTATAACCTGAACGCGATCACGGTCATCCCGGTAAATTTGTACGGGCCGTACGACAATTTCAATTCCGAGACTTCTCACGTAATTCCTGCTTTGATACGGAAGTGCATAGAAGCACGAGCGTGCAACGCCCCCAACATTTCAGTATGGGGTTCGGGGAACGCATCTCGTGAATTCCTTTATGTAGACGATTGCGCGGAGGGAATTGTACTCGCTACACAGAAATATGAATCTTCCGATCCGGTAAATCTTGGGACTGGTTCTGAGATTTCGATCAATGATTTGATTCAAGAGATTAAGTATGCAACCGGATATGCGGGAGGCACAGTTTACAATACTTGCAAACCGGACGGTCAACCCCGGCGATGCCTAGATGTAACGCGGGCAAACGCTTTTGGGTTCAAGGCTCAAACGGATTTGCGGTCAGGGTTATCCAAAACCGTGAGGTGGTATGAAAGTACTGGTTGCGCTTAGTAGTTGCCAAGCATACGAAGACTCAGGACTCAACCAACCCTTACGAGATACATGGTTGCCGGACTTATCCACAGGATGGGACTACAAATTTTTCCACGGTCGCAATTCCCAGCCAAGGGAAGATGTAATCAACATCTCGTGTCCGGACGAATACTTTGCACTAACAGACAAGACGAAATTGAAATTGCGGTGGGCCTTGGAGCACGATTATGATTATGTGTTCGCTTGTTTTCCTGATCTATATGCTCGCCCAGAGCGTTTACGTGATTGCGGTTTTGGAAATTATCCGTATTACGGAACGACGGCGCACAACTGCCCCGGCAGAGCATACTGCCAAGGCGGACCCGGATACTTTCTTAGCGCCTCTGCTGCGAAACTGGTAGTAGACTCACCCGAATCATACAGCAATGAAGATTGCTTTGTCGCGGACATCATGCGGCAAAATGGAATAGCACCGCAACACGATGACCGCTTTCGATATCTCGGGCCGGGACCGTTGAAGACGAATGACATCGTTTCAAATCATCTTAGCCCCATCCCCGGCGGATATACGGCAGATGTGATGTATGGGGAGCATCGAAGATGGCTAAGTTCACACTCAGACTCGACCGGACTATAAACCCAAAGATCAATGGGTACGGCGAGCATTACGCATTGCTCTCATCTCTCTCACTCCAGATGCCGGATGATTCCGTTCTAGCTGATGTAGGAACGTATCAAGGGTATTCTGCGGTTGCGTTAGCGCGGAATCCGAAAGTCCGAGTAGTGACATATGACGAAATAGATTTCGTGACGTTGGCACTTCCCAAAAACGTCACCCGTGTTCTACACGTAGAACTTGAACGCATAGCGGAAATTGCCAGCGCCGATTTGGTTTTGCTGGACGTATCTCCGCATGACGGAGACAAAGAGCAGAAATTTTTTGACGAACTACGTCGTCGTTCCTTCGAGGGTATTCTTATCCTCGATGACATTTACTGGAAACTCGATAAGGGGATGACTTCCTTTTGGGAATCAATTACTCTGAAGAAAATAGATGTCACTGCGATAGGGCACTATACGGGTACGGGGATTGTAGTATTCAATCCCGACAAATGGGATGTGGAGGGGTGATGGACAGGTTGAGTGAACTGGCTATTAAGTGGAAGTCCGACAAATGGGGGCACCACAATTACACTCCCTACTATTCGCAACTGCTCGCGGGTAGGGAAATAAAAACGATTTTAGAAATAGGCATCGGATGTCCGACGACCATGTGTCACATGGGGACGGGGTACGTCACGGGCGCAAGTCTGCTCATGTGGCAGGACTATTATCCTGATGCGGAGATTTTTGGTTTCGATTGTAATCCCAGCATCCTAATCAATGAGGGAAACATAAAGTGCTTCGACTGTAACCAAGGCGACACAGACTCATTGAACCGGGCACTCTTTTCAATCGGAAAAGGTTTTGATCTTGTAGTAGATGACGGTTCTCACAATCCCGAACACCAGATACTATCCGCCAACGTAATCATGCCGCTTGTAAATGACGGCGGGCTTTATGTAATTGAGGATGTAGCGGAACCGGGAAGAGTGATATCTGGTTTGCCGAAATACGTATGCGAAGTAGCTGAGTTTAACATGGACCTCAGCACCCGAGACGACCGACTGATCGTGATTCGTAAATAGGAGGGGTTATGGTAATTGATGCGTTCATCTTCAATAACGAACTCGACCTTCTTGAATTGCGACTCGGTCAACTAGATGAAGTGGTTGACAAGTTTGTCTTCGTAGAGACAGATAAGACTTTCATGGGCCAGCCGAAGCCCTATCACTACCAGCAAAACCGTCAACTTTTTGAGAAGTGGAATCACAAGATCGTGTTTGCGTCGATGAGCCTTCCGCACAATGGACATGGGTGGACATATGAAGCCAGTCCCCGCGAGGCTCTGATACGTTTGATTTACGGCGTGACTACAGACCCAGCGGACACTTTGTCTTTTTCTGACTTGGACGAGATACCAAACCCTGAAGTAGTAAAGTCGTATCTCCCCGCGATGGGGCTGCGAAATCTGAAGCAGTACACGTTTTACTACAACTACAACAATCTCATGAACTATGGCGGGCGACCGTGGTCACGAGCCAGAATTGGCTCGATAGGCGACATCGCTTTACGCGGAGGCATGATTAATTTTCGCGGCGGGGTAGGTGATTTGGACCCGAACTTTCCATCCATAGAAAATGGCGGATGGCACGGGAGCTACTTTCACCCAAGCGTAGAGAAAATTCGCGAAAAGGTATACGCAATCTCGCATGATGACCTTCACCCATACATCCAATCACGCTCTGATCGACAGATCGCGCAAGATATCATCGAAGGCGTTGATTTGTTCCATCGCTCAGGTATAGGAAACGGACAGTACATACCGACCGGAGATGATAGGACTCCCCCATACTTTCGGGCGAATCAGGAACGGTTCAAACTGTTTACCAGAGAATATTTCTCCGAGGTAAACAAGGGGTTACTCAATGCCTAAGACCCTAATAGCTATAGTCAATGCTAGGCATCGTGCCGATTGGCGGGATGTAATTAGAAAAACATGGCTTCCTCAAGTTCCGAAAGATCGCGCAGACATTTTCTTTTTCGTAGGAAAAGGCGATCCGATTTCCGATTCGGATGGAATTGTGGAGTTAGATTGTTCGGATGCATATAAAGATTTGCCCGCTAAAATCCAGTCTATAACTAGATGGGCTTTATCGAGGGAATACGACCATCTGTTAAAAATCGACGACGATGTCGTGCTTCGACCACAAGCGTTTTTAGATTCCGGTTTTGACAAGCACGATTTTTCCGGGGGTATGAATCGACCCGGCCCATGTCCGGTTACATTTGGTTTTTGCTATATCCTCAGCAGAAAGAGTATGGAAGCGGTAGCTGTACATTCGCTCCCTCACGACTTTGATGATGAGAAATGGGTGGCTCAAGTTTTACGCGAGAAGGGCATCCAACTGACAAATGCTGATGGGTACTCACTCCACCAGCGTACTACAGAAAATCCTTCGGTCAAGATAGCTCGGTGCGTGCATCTTGATTCTACGCATACACAAGCACAAAAACTTCAGGAGTTTGAAAGAATATTCAACAGCCCTCCATGGACGGGGGAACTGTTGCTGCCCCGCAAGATGACATACGATTCGACCGGGCTAATAACAAATTGGTGGGACAGGCATCCCCGCTAGAAAAGGAAACTTATGGCAAATAACGGAGCACTGCTGATTTCACGAGCAACGGTGAACGCTGGCGCACAAGTCGCGGGTATCGCCGCTCAGTATCAGAAACAAGGTACGGTTGGTACGACTGCCAACATCAAGGGTTACGACTCAGGTAACATTCTTGGGACAGTACCTCCCGGCAAGCCCGGAATCAAATTAGTTGATGGTACAATCCAGAACGCAACCAAGCTGGTGTGCAATAACAGCCCGCTAGGAAACACTTTGCCGAGTACAGCAGGCAAGGGTCTGGTTCCCACTGTCAACGTGGCACAGGCAGCTTCGGCTGGTCTGTCTCTCGCACCAGAGCACGAGTAATCGCATTCCATTCGCAAGATCGCCTTCGGCCAATTGCGCGAATGACAGTTTTATGGGCAGAGTTTCTGTAAAAAACTCCTCCTACAATTCAGGCAGAAAGAAGTGTATGGACACGTTCCCAAGGGAAATAGGTTCATCGCTAAAAGACCCATTGCTTGACACGTACCACTGTTCCGGCGCAAGTTCACCGGAAGAATCGCTAGGGTTTCGGAGGAGAATACCATGGCAAATAAACGACGCAAAGGACAAAGCCTTGACTTCTATGTCGGCATTCTAAAGTCCATCGCCAGAAATAAGGAAGCGTTTTCCGCATCGCAGTTGAGTGTCATGCTGGCAGCAGCGGACCGACTCGCAGTTGTAGACGACCTTCCGAGGTTGACAGGTGACTCAGGCCAACCTTTCACCCCGCCCATTCCTACGGCTGATCCGTTGCTTGAAAGTTTGAAAGCGCGTCACGCCGCGACAACGGGGGTGACCAATGCAACTGCTTAAAATTGCGACATCACAACAGGCAATCGCTTTTGCAAAGCAGTGGAAGCACCGAAACATTCACCACATCATTGACGAGGTTCACGCTTCCTTCGCCGCAGACTTTGCGAATGTAATCGTGACATCTTTTGTCGAGCAACAGATGGCTAAGGCGAAAGCCGCCGTCGCGCCAAAGATTATTTCTACGGAGGAGTAATGCAATACGTCGAAGAATTAGCACAAAAACACGGGTTAGATTGTTATCACGAAGGTGTTCTTCCCGTACGCATATGCGGCGTATATACGGATGAAATTCTATGTGCGTATAAGTTTTACTACCGAGGCAGCGGCCAACAAGCAATGCGCGACATGATGGCGAGTTTGCAATTATCTCTCGATTCGATGATCGCTGCGGGGGTAGACTAATGAACGGATGCCAATACGCCCAGAAGAAATTCTCGGCTCCTGCGAGTCAGAATACAGACCAGTTGACATGGGACTATGCGTTCCTGTCGAAACAAGAATTTATCGAGAAGCATGGCGCGAAGATTTATGCGAGGTTGGAGAAGCAGTAATGATCCCCAAAACACTTCGTGGTGCGCTCAATCAAATCCAGAGAATGTTGTCTGGGACTGAGTATAGCGAAGATTTGTGGAATACACTGGTCGCGCTACGCGGCCCTGATTCTCGTAATCGAAAATTGAAATCTGCTACGACGGCGGTCATCCGGTCAATAGCTTTCCCGAAAAGACCCTGTGATTATTTGTCGGTATTCGGTACGGACAGCAAAGTCTTAGCCGCCCGTCGCTGTTCGCTATTCGCGAATCGCGAAGACAATAATCACTTTCGCGAGCACACGAGAGACGCTTTCAACTCTCTCGGCTTATCACTGTTTGAGGAGAACGTATGGAACAAGTAATTCCGAATCTATACGTAGGCAGTGACGAAGACGTGCCTGAGGCGAAGAGACGTGGTTATGCCAGACTTACCGCCGCAAAAGACGGTCCGGATGGTCACCGCGAGATGCTTGGTTATACGACTATGGGTGCCCCTAAGGACAAAAACTATTTGTTCATTCGACAAGGTGACCACGCTGCGATGAATTTGATCGACACAGATGACCCCGACTTTATCTCAGATAAGATGATTCTTCAGGGTATAGAATTCGCGCAAGAGATGTGGTCACAGGGTAAAAAGATACTTGTACACTGCAACGCGGGACATAGTAGAGGCCCGACAACGGCCATGTTGTTCATGCGATCCATCGGTGAGTTGCCACAACCTTTCAACAGGGCCAAGAAAATTTTCAAGACGCTTTATAGTCCGTATGACCCCGGTCACGGAATGGAGTATATAGCCCGAAAGATGTGGGACGAGATTGCCCCAAAAGGATAGTATGCCGAAAGAACAAGATGTAATGAATGATGGGCCGGGACTCCGATCACGTGTTCGAGAGACAAATGCGGTAGTAAATGAAGTAGCCCCTTCATTACCGAAAGCGACCCCTCCTCAGGAGAATCCTGATAAGATTAACAAGCATGCAAAGTACGGAGACCGCAAGGGTGAAGTAAGAATCCCGGTAGACCAGATGACTAAGCCACTTGGAAGTTTCAAGCATGGTACGGACTATGTTCCGAAGACTGGTGTTTACAAGTTGCACGAGGGTGAAGCGGTCAAGACTAAAAAGGAAAACAAAATGGATTCCATGGCATTAGTTCCGGGCCGCTCTGAAGAGAAGCCCAAGAAAGAGATTCACGAAATTCGAACGCGTAAGGCAAAGTCGGGTGGGTATATTCATGAGCATCATCACACACACCCGGAGCATCACAAAATGGAAGAGCACGCCTCCCCAGATATGAAATCTGTGATGTCGCATATGAATGCAAACATGGGGGATGGATCGAGCGATGCGGCTGTAATGGGAGCACCCGCAGGCGGACCGCCAGCAGCCCCGGCAGCAGGAGCACCCGCAGCACCAGCAGCACCCGCAGTATAAGGAGATTTTATGGCGAAGGTAAAGACAGCAGAACCGATACTGTACAAGACAGCGGTTCCCCCAGTTTTGAAGCATACCAGTCCAAGCAAGGCTTTCAATCAAGTCGGAGAAAAACGTGCAGGCAGCACCAAATATCCTGACTATGAGACTAAGCCAGTCGGTGTGAGCAACAAAGTTTCGGAAGGCACGAAACGCGCAGGGAACAACCATGTCGCGGCGACAGGTCGTCCGGGCGCAGTAGGCGAATGCCCAGTAACTAGCGGGAAATAAGTAGCGAGGAGCGGTATGAAAGTCGAAACGTTACAGACATGGTTTGATAAGCACAAAGCCGATACGAATTATCAGCATCGGGACATGTCGATGGACGAATTCGACGCGAAAGCCCTCTCCAGCTTCATGAAGATGAAGCAGGTTCACCAGCAGCGCGTACTTGATATTTGCCGTGCATACAAAGTTGTAATGGACGACCAGCCGGAAACCATGACGCAGATGCTGCGTTATCGTTTCCTAGCACAGACGAATCTATTCGCGCTGTGCCATCTGCTCGAAAAATACAAGGATACGACCGACAAGACGTATGTCTGGATTGATGGGACGACTCATAATACGCATGAAGAAATTTGCAACGATTTTTTCGTGCGTAAAGACCCTACAGTCAAGACTTTCAAAGAATTCGCGCAAGCATACGTAGATCATAAGGAACGGTTGTTACTTGTCCCTCGTGGAGGCTTCAAGTCATCTATTGACATGGCTGATACGGTACAGTGGATCATCAATTTTCCTGAAGTCACTGTCATCATTCTTACGGGCGTGTTGCAGTTGGCGAAAGATTTTGTCACTGAAATAAAAGGCTTCTTCAAACTCGAAGAAGGAACAATGGAAAACGTCAACCTATTCGAGACGAAGAAAGCTATTAAGCCCCGAACAATGGATGATGACACCCCTTTCATGTTCCAAGTTTTATTTGCGGAACACTGCATTGACAAGGATGATGGTCGAGAATCTGAATTCGATACGCCTGCTTGTTCTACTCAGGGCACCGGGTCTACCGTATGGGCGGCATCTATTGACCAGAACTTATCTGGTTGGCACGCGGGCGTCATGAAATTAGATGACGTTGTGACCAACGAAAACAGTCGAACGGTAGATAGAATAATCAACGTCAACAAACAAGTTAGCATCAACCAAGCCATGCTTCACCCTTACGGCTTCTACGATAAAATCGGAACGTGGTACGATTCCGAAGATACGTACGGCCAAGACATGAAGCACATTAAAGCCTGTGAGAAGGCGGGCGATCCTATCAACATGAAAGTTTACCTGCGTCCTTGTTGGTGGCCGAATGCCGCCGCAGTGAAGGCGGGTAAAGTTGAAAGCGAGATGCAGGAGTCTGACTACGAATTGTGGTTCAACGTCCCCGGCCAATTGACGTACGCTTTCCTTCGCTCGAAGATGCATGATGCCGAAGGTTTTGCGATAAAGTATTTGAACGATCCGACCAGAGCACATACGGTCAAGTTCCCACGGGAGTTGCTCGAACGTCGGACGATCCACTCCAATCTCCTCCCGCAATCGGGGTTGGTTGTCACATGTATTGACACGGCCTACTCAACGAAGAGTTGGGCAGACTATACGGTCATGATTACGGCTCTGATTTATGGGGGTCGATTTTATATCATTGATATGGCCCGTGGCAAGTGGAACGAATTTGAACTCCCAGTAAAGATTGCGTCTGTGGCGAACCAATGGCGACCCGCACGAATGTGCATCGAAGAATCTGTCGGTGTGAAATGGCTCGGTAAAGAAATTTATCGAGAGATGGATAAGTTACGTGTACGTGTACCGATTGAGTTTGTGCCGCTCGGCAAGGGCAGCAAGGCCACTGCTAAAGATCAGAAGGCGAAACCCGTTCTCCGATATCTCGGAGACGAGCGCATGCTGTTCGCTAACCAGATGGTCGGACTCGAAGAGTTGTATACAGAACTAGCCAATTTTGGAACCGCAGCGGGCACGCATGATGATATCGTGAGTGCACTCTCGATTCTCGTTGACCAGTTTTCTTCATACGCGGACATGGAAGGCAAGAAGCAGGAAGCCTCTCCCGACTTCGTTATCAGTTCACAACAGAAGCAACAGTACGATCACATATATGGCAAGGGCACTTACGAGAAATGCTTCAAACAGAAGGCTCTCAACGTGGCTCTGGAAAACCCCGATATGTCTACGCAGGACGCGGTCAAAGCACATCAGGATGGCGTTGGGGGTTATAGTGACCCATTAGCGGACGCGGGGCTGTACAATTAGGAGCGATATGCCCGAAATGATTGATTCACAATTGGTAGCCGACGGTAATCCGAATGAAACCCTGACGGGTGCAAATTACGACAAATCAGGCGCAATTAAAGAAGTGAAGGGCGACCTTTCGGCTCATCTAGCGACCGTTATTCAATCTGCCCAAGCTGCACGAGACTTTCTTTTGAACAAACAGTGGAACCTTCTCTGGAGAGATGCGGACTTGCTATTTCAGGCACCGCGACCTATGACGGTCTACGAGAATACTTATGTTCTCGAACCTAATGTGGTGCGGTTTACGGTTGCGAAGATTTGCAACTCTGTTGTTCCGCAGTTGTATAAGGGCATGTTCTATGATGATCCGCCAATGATTCTTCGCCCGCGTCCCGGCGTCAAGCAGGAGATTACGGACGCGAAGACAGCTTTGTTCTCATACGTACTCGACAAGAGTAAGTTCAAGACTGAGACGAAGTGGGGACTCGAAACGATGGCCCATCTCGGTACGGGCATCTGGAAGTGGGGATACGATTGGACGGAGATTACAACGTCCAAACGCACAGCCGCTGTCGCTACCATCAAGACAGGGCCGGATAACGCACCCGACATCCATCTCATCCCTGAAGATAAACCACCCAGCATCAAGGTGACGACTAAGGTCGTGCCTATGCCTTTCTTTGAACATCGTCCATTGGACGCAGTTCTTGTTGACCCAAAGCTGGCTGTCGCAGATATTCGAGAAGCGCGATGGGCAATTGATGTTCGTTCGATGGATTTTTACGAACTAGACGCCATAAGAGAGGCGCTGGAACTGGAAGCAAAAGACGATAAGTCAGTCATGGATGGTTGGACGTTCCCCGCGAATCTAAAAGATGTGTGGGCCGTGCAAACACCTACCGCACCGAATCAAAATGTAGAGCAGGCGCTTTACATGAAAGGCGCGGTCCATCACGCTCAAGATTCCAATATCGGCATTACGCCTAACCCGCTGATGACCAAGTTGGAAGTGCTTGAGTACTGGGATGGAAAACAGAAGATCATCGTCCTAAAGGGCGAGAAAGTTTTATATAAGGGCGACAACGAATTCAAACGTCTGCCGTTCTTATCTGCAAACTGGTGGAACAGACCGAAATCGTTTTATGGAATGGGTCTGGGTCTCATCGTCGGTCAGAACCAGAGAGTTGACCAAGGCACGATTAATGCAATTCTCAAAATTTTGTCGTACGGTGTCAACCCGATCTATCTGAAAAAACGTGACGGAAACAACTTCACGCAGATGGTCAAGACCAGCCTCGGCAAGGTAATGACTGTCGATGGCGAAGCGGACAAAGCATTCAAGCTAATGGAAACTCCAAAAGTGCCTTCCGATGTTTGGCAAGCATTGCGAGAATCCGAACAAGCGACAGAATCATCGTCCGGCGCAGACCAGCAATTAGTGCAGGGCAGTTCAGCAGGCCCACGCTCTAGTATGGGTCGCACTTCAGGCGGTGCCGCAATTCAAGCATCCGCGAGTGCGACAAGACTCGATGGTCCGTTGGACAACTTCATTGAGCAAGTGTTCAAACCATGGTTGTATATCATGGATGAACTCGTCTTCACGAAAATGTCAGATGCGTCAATCCTTCACATTCTGGGTGACGTGCTCGGCAAGCCATTAACGAAATCCATCGGCATGCAAGAATATTGGGATGCAACCATGGACTTCGAAGTTCTCGCGGGTGCTGCAATGTCCGCGAAACGTACTATGGCCCAGTCCATGACGATGTTGACGCAGTTCCTTGATAACCCGCAGTTGGCGGATGCACTTGCTAAACAGGGAAAGAAGATTGACTTCGACGTGATTTTCCACATGTGGATGGAAGCAAGCGAATGGAAGAACGCGAATGATATCGTCGTTCCTATGACGCCGGAAGAAGTCGCAGAACGAAAGGCGAATTCTCCAGCGGCAATGAACGCGGCAAAAAATGCTGCTCAGGGACAATCAACGCAACAGAAGTTTGAACAGAAACAAGAATTGGAAGACCAGTCTTCTAACAACCGTATTAAGCGCGACCTCGTTATCGCATCGGCAAAGGCATCAGGGCTTTCCGAAACCGTTGAGGGCGAACCGAGTACGGGTGGATTACAGGGCCAGACTCCAACAATTGAATAGGCGGGACTAAACATCCCGCCCGACGAACAGAGGGCCGCTTGCGGGCGTCGTAAATGAATGCTCTGGATGGAAAGAAAGCCATGATGAATTTTCTCCGTAAGACCTTCCTATGGATTCTGCTCCTTCCAACCGCTATCGGTGGACTTGGCGCAGTTTCCAATCAACTTGTACTGATTGCCAACCATGACAGATTCCCTGTCATGATTAACACCGCCGAGTATAGGACTCTGTCGTTAAAAGAATTTGTTGCCTACGAAGAAGCTGTTGAAAGAGCCAGCGATCCTGCGGAAAAAGTCCAGAGCAGGAGAGCAGCAGCAATCACGGCGGCAGAAATCAAGATCATGTACGAGGAGAAAATGCTCGATGAGCGTCATTGCATAATGACCTCCGAGACTCATCTGAATGCTTTGGCCGACGTTTTTGATTTTCATGACGGTACATACAGCATTGGAGATGAACTGTTAGAACTCGGAGAATGGTTGGGCGCTTTCTGTGTATTCATCTGGGGATACATAGTAGTAGACAAACTTCGAAAGACGGCATAAGAAACTCTTGGAGGAGACATGCTGAAAGTTACAAACGAATTAAGGGGATTGGATATCGAGTTGGTACTCACTGATGACGAGCGTGGAGTCCTAGCCGCCAGCGTAAAGCAACGCGGCTTCGAAATCATGCAACGGATTATGGAAGATCAGGTTCGTAAGTTCAATTTCAAATTGCTCGATACCAACCCCTCGAAACAGGAAGAAGTCCTCGCCGCTCACTTCATCGCAAAAGGCGTGGCACAATTTTACACGGCACTCATGGAAAAGATCGAGAGCGAGTGCCAAATCGTCGCATACACCAACCGTGCACCACAAGTTGAGAATGCGACTGAAATGCCGGAATTGCAGTAACCTTGGAGGAGGATTGTATGAGTACAACACAGATGTTTTCCACAGAGTTAATTGAACGTGCAACCGTCGTAGAAGCGCCCGTGGCCGTTGCGCCAGCAGCGCCCGAAGTGAAATGGCACGAGTATCAGCCTGTAGACGAGCACAATAGGCCCGTCGGTGGCAAACAACGATTCAGTTATACCACCATGGAAGAGTTGGTTGAGAAGTTAGAAAAGGCTCATAGCAATTCTATCCTCGGAATGCGTGATGTAAAACGCAAGGCTCGCCTCGGAACCCCTGAGGTAGATGCCCTGCCTGAAGATTTGGAACGGACCTCGACATTCATCCAATTCAAAGAGAAGCCGCTTACTACGGAAGAACGGTATGCGATTTCACAGGACATGAATGATCCGGCGAAGTTTGAGTCCGCCCGCGACCGACTCCTAGAGTCCTCGCTCGGCGTTCCTCCCGCGCAGTTACGTGACACATTGAACGAACAACAGCAACAGACGCAGCAGATTCTTGCTCGCCAGAATGCTGAGGTTTGGCTCGAAAGGCACCCAGAATTTTATTCGTGCCCGGAAAATATCAACACAGTTTGTGAATGGATGACAAAGACAGGGCTAAAGCCATCCGTTAAGAATTTTGAATTTGCCCAAGCAAAGATGGAAGAAGCCGGATTGCTTCTTTCTTCTCCTATCGTGCGTGAGGTTCCGCCAGTAGTCACATCCGTTGTGACTCGCGTGGCGGAAATACAGCCGGAACCGCAGGCTGTAGCAGTGGAACCCGTTCGAATTAACGAAGTTCCGCCGCCGCAAGAAAAGCGACAGAGTCATGTTCCGTCAGGTTTGAATAATCGTATTGCCCCGGTGGGTGGTGCGATGCCTACAACCGAGATGGAATCACTGACTTTGAAAAAGATCGACGATATGCCTTCCGAAGATTATCGGAAGCAGATTATGACAAACCCAGCGTTTGTCAAACGTGTGAACGAGTTGGAAGCAACCCGGCCCCCACGTCCTCGTCGATAACAGGTAAACAAATATGGCTTTCTCCCCAGCGGGTAACCAGCTTTCCAACCTGCCTCAGTCCACGGTAAAGTTTTATGACAAGAAGTTCCGTGAGAACTTGAAGGCACAGACCCCATTCGTCGCATGCTCGGAACGTCTCGATCTGCCGATGAACTCCGGTAACCAGTACGAGATGTTCATGTACGTTCCGTTGGCTGCTAACACCACGCAGACCACGGAAGGGACGGTTGGTTCGTCTCTGAGCGTTTCCGTTCTGACCACCACAGCGACAATCGGTGAGTACGCCGATTACGCGAACTTCTCTTCGCTGTCTCTCGCTACCGCGATTGACAACACCGTCGAGAACGTTGCTCGTGAAATGTCGTATCGTCTGGGCGAATCGTTGTCCGCACTCGTGCGTGCAACCGCTGACGGTGCATCGAGCATCGACGCCAGTGTTCTGACCCAACTGGCCGCTTCAAGCACTTCCAGCTTCACCGCTCTGTCGCTCTCCCAGATTCGTAACAGCGTTCAGTCGCTGGCGGGTCGCAGTGTGCGTCCGTTCGACGAAGGCTCCAAGAGCTTCGCAGGCGTGATCCATCCGTTCGCTTTGGGTGATGTGTTGGCTGACAACAGCAACGATTCCCCAATCGACATCTTGAAGCACACTCCGGTGGGCCAGATGAAGATGGACAGTCTCGTCTCGGTTGATTTGACCGAAGTTATCACGCTGCCTTCTACGGGCGTGGACTTCTACCAGACCAACTTGGTCACCCAGACCTCGAACTTCCAAGGCATCACAGGTCTGACCGCACTCCGCACCTACATCTTCGGTCGCGATGGTATCTTCTCCATCAACCTCGGAGCAAAGGGTGACACCGGATTCGGTGACGGTGAGTGGCGTAACATCGAGTGCAACATTGTGCAGAACGCAGAGCCAACTGTTGCCGATCCTGAAGGGTTGATCCCCGGATGGACCAGCTATCGCGTGCACTTCACGACTTCGCTCGGGCCTGACACGACCATCCGTCAGCGCCAGATCGACGCCGCGAGCGCGATCAGCTAATTGACTTTCAGAATAAGGGCGGTTCGCGCGGCCAGTAAGTCGGACTGCCCATCTGAATTTCATTCAAAGCAGGTATGCCGTTGTTCCTGTGACCAGTACTCTGAAATATTGACAATCGAAATGAGCAACGGCTCTTTCAGAAAAGAGAAATATGGCAAATCCAAATCCGCAGCACAATCCCACTGATGGTAAGGGCGTAGCGGCTTACGTCCAAGTCACAGGCACCAACGTTGTGAACAACAGTGGTGGCGCAGGGTCCGCGCAGGGTACGACCGGGTTTCCGTTGGGCCAAGGTATCGGCGCAGCCCCATCCGCGAATCACCCTGTTGCACAGTATGAATTGACATTGAGTCTGGCGTCTAAGACTGTCAATGGCGTTGCATACGCTAACACCTGTCAGTTGACGACCGTCCTGAAAGACGTGGCTAACACCACGTACACTCCGGTTGGTACGCCAGTGTATCGCTCGTATGGTGATCCGGCAAACAAAGCGGGTGCCGCACCTACGTGGTATCGACCTTCCAGAGGAACTTCTGGTGGGATCACAGGAAATACGAGTTATGACGAGAACGTCGCCTCCGTTAGTTCGAGCGGGCTGATTACATCTCGCGCAGCAGGCCAGACCATTGTTGAAGTTGCATTCCCGACTTTTGACAATACGCTAGGCAACGGTCCGCAGGTAACTGGTGGACTTACTGCTGAACCGATCCAGATGATCTTTGTCCAGATCGTGGTCAACGTAATCCCGTAATTTGAGACGGGCTGTAGTAGCAGATACAGCCCTACTCATTTCCTTGGAGGAGGAATTATGTCAGAAGAACTAGGAATTGTAAAGGCTTTGCGGGAGTCAATCGAGCTACTGCGAACCGAAAATTCGAGACAACGTAAGTTGATAGGGAGGCTGAGGAAGAGTATCAGCGACTTGCGTAGACTCAAGAACATTCAGATTCAGAACGATGAAGCATTTAGAGACATGTGCCAAGAAGATTTGTAGACGTGAATCTACGGACACCGTTATTGGTTAAGCTGTAGATTCTAGTCGGACTCACCGTTCGAAAGGCGAGCGAGACGTTAGTAGTTACCGCGACTGATCCTCGCGGCGGACGCTGATTCGTACAACGCACGACGGGCCTATCCTTCGATGGAAGCCTGAGCCAAAAGGAGGATAGGCCATGAGTGCACACGTATCAAATGAAGAGTACATGGAGAGATGGGAAGCTGCTGCCCCGAAAGCGGTAAACAGCAATCTCTCTCCGGAACAAATCAAGAAGGTTCAGGGAACCCGCAATGAAGACGCCGCACCGTGGGAGAATTACATGGTGGAGGAGCAGTTAAGTCCTGAGCAAGCTGCCGCAGTCGCCGCGTACGCAGAGAACGTACATGATGATAGCAGCAACCAGACGAAAGAAGAACTTTGTCGGTGGAAGGAAGGCAATGCGGAAGTAGCTAAGGAATACCAGTGGTGCACTCCCGAAGAGTATGCAGATATCCAGCAACGATTCGGCCAGATCATGAGTCACGATCAACTGATAAACAAATTACGGAATGAGTGTAAACTTAGGGTGTTTTATCGCGAGCACCCGCAAGCAGACAAATTGACGCTATTGTATTCGGATAGTGCGGGGGATAAAAAACCAGAAATTGCCTGCTGGGTGCAGCGTGGATGGATGCCAGAGTATACCGTCATGGGTTTCGACGATCACGGCGTTCCACTCGCAGAGAAGTATCGTGGCTGGCGGACTGTACTGCTACAGTTGATTCTCAAAGAGATTATCACTATTGAGAAGGCCCACAAAGTTTTTGGGGAGGCCAACCTGCCGTGCGCGGAGAGATATAACACCATCCTGCAATCGTACAGGAATCGTGGTCGTAAGACGTAACACAGAATTGGAGGATTCTATGTACAAAGAATTGAAACAGAATGTATTTGGGTTTGGCGTCTTTCTTGCCAAGTCACCTTCTTTAGGAGACCCCGCAGGTCTCTATAGATGGACGCTCAGCGTGAGTTTGGGCACGTGGTTTTGGCGTAAGAGTTGGCACAGCGGGATCGGTACGGCGCAGTAATTACTAGGAGGAAGTATGAGTGAAGACACAAAGAAGGTTTATTCCAACGCTGCTGAGGAAATTGCAGCGATTGAACTGAGTATCAAGCGTGCACAGTTGGCCGATCTTGAACTCCAAAAACAAGAACGTGAGTTGAGCATCGAAGAAAAACGCGGCACTATCGCGGACCGACTCACTAAGCAGAAGCAGAAAACGATGGACCGCGAGCAGCAAGGTAAGGTGTTCGCCGCCCAGAAGCGTGAAGACGAAGCGAAGCAGAGCGCCTGTACCCACAAGAAGGGTGGAGTGGTCTCGCAACGCAACCTGCAAGTGCTCAGCACGGGCGGTAACAGTCCGCAGTTCGCAGTAATCAAGCACCAGATGATTAACGGCGACTTCTGGGTTCGCTGCCTCCGTTGTGGTAAGACGTGGCTTCCGCCAGTTAAAGAGAATTTCTACTTCAACGAAAAGAGCAAGCAAGTGGCTCCGGTGGATGGTACATTCTCAGCAGAGAAGTTCACAAAGGCCGAAGCAGATTATCGTACGGCAGTTGCCTTCGAAACTAATAACACCCCGTCCGGCTCTGTCATTTGCAAATTCAGCAAGTGGGATGAGAAGTCTGAGCAGTGGGTGGACGCGACGAACGACTATCGCCAGCACGTGAAATCGACCAACCTGAGGTAACATGAGCCAAGTACAATCTTTGACCGCCGACCAAGTTGCGCTTCTTACTAGCGCAGATGTAGATCGCATGTCTTCTGATGTGTATAAGATTCATGTGACTACGAACCCCGCCTTCGTGACGCGAGTGAACGAACTCGCGGGCACTGAAAAACGAAAGCCCAGATAATTCGGAATTTCCGCAGAGTGCGGATGACGGCCCGGAAGGGAACACTCACCACCGCAGAGCACGGTCAGTGGGCGGGATTGTATTCGTACAACCCGCCAATGCTCCTCTTTTTGTGTTTATAGGAGATTTATGGGAAACAGTTCGATACAGCTACAGGATTTGGTGGACGATGCTCGCAGCAATGGTGAACTCGCACCAGCAATTCCCGCTGGCGGATTCTCCGACGCCCCTGCACTATCAATCGCGAACGATGTAATGCAGAACATGCTGGCAGGCGGGCCAAACGGCCAGCCCTTCAACTGGAAATGGAACCGGGCTATAGAAGCGCCGTTCTTCATCAATAGTTGGCAACAGGATTATTTCATCCCGAATCAAGTGAACGTCGGCTGGCTAGAAAGTTGCACGGCTGTAAATTTCAGTTCTACCCAATTCCCAAAACCCGTGTATCCGGTCATCGTCAAACGAGACTTGCTTATTACATTCAACCTTTCAACGAATAACGACGCCCGTATTTGCTGGATGTCGAACGACACTATGCAGGCAGGAACTTGGGGCGCATCGACACAATTGACTCCGACAGGACAAACGCAACCCGGCCCCGGTGTAGTATATACGGACCCCAGAACTGCGATTGCCCAGCCGATCAATCCGACTACGGCGATCAAAGACGCCTTCGGGAATCTGTGGACGCTCACGCAATACGGAACGTGTGGGAATACAAATCCATTTCTTACGAATCTCAATCCGACTTTTCCAACCGTGCAAAATCAGAGCATTGTCTCTACTGTTGTGACGGATGGGACGGTCAAATGGACCGCCGTTAATCCGAAAGGCCAAGGCTATAGGATCAATCCGCTGCCGTGCCAGACAGGTCCGGTGTGGCTCATCCAGCCCGTAGGCCAGATGAAAGTACCCTTCATCAAATCGCTTTCGACTACACTCGACCCGATTCCAGATGATTTCTACACATTCTTCAAACAAGGCTTCTTCGCGCAATGCTATCGCCGCTCGCCGCTCAAGGAAGTGCGAGCGAAGTTCGAGATGGAATACAATCTCTGGCAGAAGGCATTGACCAACGCGATTATGTTTGGCGCGAACCAAGAGGATGATTGGGGATTCGTACCGCAGAGCAACGTCATGGATACCGGGTACAGCTATAACCCGATTTCTCCTGCTCAGCCATATGGACCATGGAACTACTAAGGAAAAATCATGGCAATTTCAACAGTTACGATTTCGCAGACGATGGAATGGGCGAAGAAGCTGTCTTTCAATCGTCTGTCAGCGATAGGAAATAATCTCGAACCCGCGTTGACTTCTGCCAATATGGTCATGCAGACGATCCTCGGTCCGCCTTTTCAATGGTGGTGGAATACTAAGGAGTTGGCATTTACGACTTCTCCTATGGCATATTCCGCGCCCTTGACTAACGTCTCGGTGACCGCAGGAATCGCCACGATCATAACTGCGAATACGTTCGCTGTAGGGAATCTGGTAATCCCGTCGAACGTTGTTACGGCAACCTTCCTGAATGGCCAGTTGCTAATCGTATTGACGGCAAGTCCGACGCAGATTACCGCCGCTGTCACCACAACTACTTACGCGTCCGCCGCCGACACTGGAACACTTACAAATGCGACTACACAGGATTACACAGTCGCAGTACCAAACTTCTCCCATATCGAGCATGCAACGGTATTAGATACTACCCGCACACCTTCGAATTGGGTAGAACTGAAAGTCCAGAATAATTTGGCGCTCGATTCGCGGAGTGCTCGTCCTACATTTGTAGGACCGGAAGTAGAAGACGGAAATGGGAATGTGACTTTCCGAGTCATGCCATCCCCGAACGGGGTATACCCAGTCAGTCTACACGTACAACTCGCCGCCCCGCTTATCACAAGTATCAATCAGGCGTGGAGTCCATTGCCGGATTTCATGCAGTACATTTATAGTTGGGGATTCCTCGCACTCATCTGGGCATTCTCGGATGATGCACGATTCCAAATTGCTAATGCGAAATTCACGGCGGGCCTACTCGCCCGCGCAGATGGATTGACTGAAGAGGAACGAAATATTTTCTTGAACAATTGGAATGTCCAGACCAGCCAAGCAACCGGGAAAATGCAGCAGGGTTCGCAAGCACGAGGTACTTAATGCCTAAGATTCTTATAACGGGCGGGAACTTTCAAGCCCCTAATGGTGTACCGTTGGCAGGCGGATACGTGACCTTTCGACTAAATATGGATGCCTCTGCTGGAGATTCTCAAATTTCAGCAGGAAGGATATTGACCTTTCCTTTGGACGTGAACGGGAATCTATCAGGACTTATCTGGCCGAACGATCAAATGACCCCGAATAACACGGTCTATATCGCCCAAGCATTTACGTCTGCGGGCCAGTTAGTTTGGGACCAGCAACTTTTTATCACAACAGTGGGTAGCGATTTCGCGTAGGAGTACCATGGCATCCAAAGTACAGTTGATCGGCGGTAACTTCCAAGATTTGCAGGGCAATGTTCTCAATCTTGGATACCTAACAATGAAACTATCCAGCGATGAGGAAGTGAACGACTCTCTCATTTGTAGTGGAATTGAGATAAAAATAAACCTCGATTCCTCGGGAAACTGTGTTGCGGGTCAATATGTTTGGGGCAATGATGTGTTGCTCCCCCTCAATAGCTATTACAAAGTCACGGCGTATACCGCCGCAGGACAAATTGCTTGGGGTCCAAATAACCAGCAGGTTATGGGTAGCAGTTCGTTTGATGTAGGTACATGGATTCCTAACCAAGTTATAAGTTGGTCTCCATCGGTACAATCTCTTCTTCTAGAAGTTAACGGAACGCCCAACGTTAGCCAGACTCTTCTAAATTTTGTGAATTCAGGGACGGTTTCATTTACGAACTCGGGAGGAAATGTATCTGCAACGGCATCGGGTGGCTTAGTACCCGCAGGACAAAATGTTGTATCCATACCATGGAATCGTACGACGGTGATTGGCGCAGGGTTTAACTCTGGAGTTACGGAAGCATCGGGAACGGCTGTTATGGTTTTTCCCGCCCCGGTTATTCAAGCATATCCTCTGCTGTGGAAAATAACCTTAGAAGTTTCCGACCCCAGTATACCGTTCGATAATATGGTGTTGGCGCGAACAGCAACAAGTAGTTTGACGGTTATAGATGTCACAACTATTACCTTCGGCGGAAGCGCAACTCCTACTTTATCCGCAGGAGTGAATGTAAGTGATGCAATCTCTCTGCAAATTGATGCGGCACATGACTACTATTTCATGGCACATACTTCCTCGGGAAGTCCTCACAATACCCTTGTTGCTAGGGGAATGGGTTCACAATTTTTTGGCGGGGTTATGGGGAATGGTTTTACTGATAATACCCACGTCTCCCCTATACAGAATCCCGTAATCCCCGCAGGTTTGGAATCGGGCGTGTGGATATCCGCTTGGCAGTCAGCATAAAAGGAAAAGAATCATGGCTAACGCACTGCAAATCAATGGGGCGCAATCCGAAAAACCAGTGAAGGCGACTCCGCTGTACGTGGGCCGCAACACTACGGGTTTATGGACGAACCGTTCTCCGTTGCGTGACGCGGCGACAGGACGTATATCGGAAAAGTATTACGGTCCTTCAGGCGATGCGATGATCGCAGGTTCGAACGTCGAAGTGACTAATCGTCTAACTCTGTCACGGCGTCCGGGCAACCCGCAGTATGACGGGGTCAACACATATACGGATATTCTTTCCTTCGACGAATTTCGATACAGCAAACCCCTTAGCGATATCTGGGGAACTTC